CCTAATCAATCAAGGAATAGGAAGCATAACCCGGACGGCTTAAACGCAAAATATATTAATTAACCCGTTATATAGACAATTATGAGTGTAAATAAAATTTTAGCAAAATTAAAAGCCGAAAGTCAGAAAACAGAGCTTAGCTCTCAAGAAGTTAATTTGGGTATAAGAGAAGCTATTGCAGAATTAGAGCAAGAAGTTGATTTTATCAAGCAAGAAGAAAGCTCTCTAATAAAAGAAGCTCAAAAAGCTAAGTCACAAATACTTAAGATAGCTAATTCCTTGATTAGCTCAGCTGACACTGCGTTTGCAGCTGCCGAAGGGTCAGCGGCATATGTTCAAAAAGAGCTTAAAGGATTAGGCGTGGATAATGTAATTGCTAATACTAATAAAGCGTTTGATTCGTTTGAAACCGAGTATATTACAATACAAAGAGCAATACAAGACGTAGAAAGCGCAGCCAAACAATTATAATTTTAAAATATGAAGTCAATAGAAGTTTTAAGTAAGGTTAAAGAAATTCTAGGCGTAAAAGTCGCTCTTGAGCAACGTAAGCTAGAGAACGGAACAATCGTAGAGGCCGAGAAATTTGAATCTGAGGAACCGGTTTTTATCGTAACTGAAGACGAGAAAGTAGCTATGCCTGTGGGTGAGTACGAAATGGAAGATGGTATGATAATGGCTGTGGCCGAAGAGGGTATCATCTCTGCGATCGTTGACAAAGTTACTGAAGAGATGGAACCTGAGGTTGAGGTTGAGGCTGAGGTCGAAGCTCGTGAGCCTAAAAAGGTTGTTGAAAGTACTGTGAAAGAATCTCATTTTGCAGAAGAAGTAAAAGAGGAGGAAGCTCCTGTTGAGGCTGAGTACGTCACTAAGGAAGAATTAGGACAGGCCGTTGAAGAAATTAAGGCGATGATTGAAGAAATTAAAGCCGGGTACGGAAAGAAAGAAGAGGAAATGAGTGAAGAGAAAGCCGAGCTTCAAGCTGAGTTAAGCAAAGCAGCTGCCCAGCCTCTTAAGCACAATCCTGAAAGAGCGAATAAGTCTAAAGATATGGTTCGATTCGCATCTAATTCTAAGAATACAATTTTGAACAGAGTCCTGAATAAAATCAATAATTAATAAGAACTTTTAAATTTAAGTAAAATGCCAAATAGTTTAAACACACCGATTACTACTACATATGCTGGTGAATTTGCAGGGAAGTATATTGCAGCCGCATTGTTATCCGGGGACACACTTGATAAAGGTGGGGTTACCATTAAGCCGAATGTTAAATACAAAGAGGTTATCAAAAAACTTTCTTCAGGTGACATCGTAAAAGATGCGCTATGTGACTTTACCACTACTGAGGATGTTGTAACGCTTACTGAGCGTATTCTTCAGCCTGATGAGTTTATGGTAAACCTTGAGTTATGTAAGCAAGATTTCCGCTCTGATTGGGAAGCTGTTGAGATGGGTTATTCTGCTTTCGATAACTTGCCTCCTGCATTCTCTGATTTCTTGATCGCTCACGTATCAGAAAAAGTCGCTCAAAACATTGAGCAACAAATGTGGGCCGGTACAGGAGCTGCTCACGGAATCTCAGGTTTCACGGCTTTATTCGCTGCTGATGCTGATGTAGTAGACGTAACAGGTACTACCGTGACTGCTGCCAATGTCATCGATGAGCTTGGGAAAGTTGTAGATGCCATTCCAAATGCCGTAAAATACAAAGATGATTTACACATCTACGTATCTAATCACATCTTTGCTCAGTACGTACGCGCTTTGGGTGGATTCGCTACAGGCGGTTTAGGTGCAGCTGGTGTTGACACTAAAGGTCCTAACCAAGACTTAGGCCAATCATTATTATTTGACGGAATCAAGATTTTCCGCGCTCCTGGTCTACCTACTAACGATATGGTAGCTGCTGAAAAAGGTAACCTTTTCTTTGGAACAGGACTTTTGTCAGACCGCAATGAGGTTAGAGTAATGGATATGGCTGACCTTGATGGTTCACAGAACGTACGTGTAGTAATGCGATTCACTTACGGAATCCAGTACGGAATCGGTTCTGACATCGTATACTATACCTAAGATTAATTAATTTATTAGGGGCCGGGAAACCGGCCTCTATAACCTTTTAAAAGACACACATATGAGTTGTTTAGTAACGCAAGGAAGAATAGAGCCCTGTAAGGATTCAGTAGGTGGTCTTAAGAATGTATACGTCATCAATTACGGAGACCTGGGGGCAATCACTTATGATACGTCAAGTGATACTATTACTACCTTCGGTGATTCTCCTACAGCATATAAGTTTGAGTTAAAGGGTGCAAGCTCTTTTGACCAGACCATTACTGCTAGCCGTGATGCTGGGACTACGTTTTACGACCAAGTATTGACTTTGACCTTAAAGAAGCTCGACAAGAATACGAATGATGAATTAGCTTTGTTAGCTGTAGGCCGGCCTCACATTTTAGTAGAGGATAACAATGGCAATGTATTCACAATGGGTCTAGCTCACGGAGCAGATGTTAATGGGGGTACAGTTGTAACCGGGACTGCAATGGGTGATTTGAGTGGTTATACTTTAACCTTCCAAGCTCAAGAAACCAAGCCAGCCAATTTCTTATTTAAGACATCAGCTACTGAATCAATAACCACGACCTTGACAAATGCTGGGGTATCAGTTAGTGCATCACAGATTGATCCTGGGGCATAATTTAGTGTAGATTAGTTTGTTTATTTAGTCAATTTTTTTTCATTGTAATTCGAAATTAGGGGTGGTTTTTCCATCCCTTTTTTTGTATTTGTACTGAAATGATGAAATGCTCTGAGAGGCATTTTAAAGCATTTTAAGCAACTTTAGTCCATTTTCTAATACCTTTGTTATAGATTTGAAGAAAGTAAAAAATCCTATGAGAGTGAGGGATAGAGAGCCATAATTTTTTTTATTTGTTTTTGTGCAAATTTATGTTTATGTGGCGTTATATGTATATATGAAAAAGGTAGTTACATCAGGTAGCGTAGAGTTAAAAATCATACCAAGAGAATACATCACATCGGGTGAGGTTATTTTAAGAGACCGTCTTAAGAACACCACTCAGACATACTCAGCAACATTTGGCCGGTCTGGAAATTACTTGAATGTAATCTTGACTTTGGATCCTGTTTTAGTCGATGGCCGTCAGTATGATTTATGGGTTATATCCGGGTCGGATGACATCGTTTACAAAGACACTATCCTGGCTTCTAATCAAACCCTGGACCAAACCACCAATGACGTTTACAACATTAATCAAGGTCAGTACACCGAGCACAACACCGGTGACAATGACTTTGTGATAATATAAGATATGAGAAATTTAAATGTAATTAATCTAAGCACTTATACAAGTCCTGACATCTCTATTAAAAAGAATAAGGACTGGGTAACCTTTGGTGATAATAATAGCTACTTTCAATATTTGATTGACCGCTATGCCGGTAGCCCCACGAATAACGCCATTATAAAGGGTTTTAGTCAACTTATTTATGGAAAAGGTCTAGATGCTACAGACAGCTCTAGAAAGCCTTCTGAGTACGCTGCAATGATGAATTTATTTCACAAGGATTGTGTACGTAAGCTCGTCAATGACCTTAAGCTAATGGGCCAATGTGCTATGCAGGTAATTTACTCTAAAGACCGCAAGTCGATTGCCCAGGTTGAGCATATGCCTATTGAAACCCTGGCGATGGAAAAGTGCAATGACGATGGCGATATTGAGGCGTTTTATTATCACTCTGATTGGAGTAAGATTAAGCCTAACGAAGAGCCTGAGCGGATCCCTGCTTTTGGCTTTAGCAATCAGCCTATTGAGATTTTATATGTAAGACCTTATGTAGCAGGGCATTACTACTTCAGTCCTGTTGATTATCAAGGTGGGCTTCAGTACGCTCAATTAGAAGAAGAGATTTCTAACTTTCATATTAACAATGTGATGAACGGCCTGGCCCCATCGATGTTAATCAATATGAATAATGGGATTCCTAATGAGGAAGAGCGCGAGCTGATGGAGTCTTTGATTAAGAACAAGTACTCAGGCAGTTCTAATGCTGGTCGCTTCATTTTAAGTTTTAATGAATCGGCAGAAAACGCAGCTACGATTGATGCTGTTCAGCTTTCTGATGCTCATATGCAGTACGAGTTCCTTTCGAATGAGTCAATGCGTAAGATAATGGTAGCGCACGGGGTTATTAGTCCAATGCTCCTGGGGATTAAGGACCAATCCGGCCTGGGGAATAACGCGGAAGAGCTGCAAACGGCTTCTACCCTTATGGATAACACGGTGATTCGGCCTTTTCAGACATTACTCATCGATGCCTTTGACAAGATCCTGGCTTTTAATGGTGTTAGTTTGAATCTCTACTTTAAAACACTTCAGCCTTTAGAGTTCCAGGACTTGACCAATGTCGCTGACTCGGAAACGAGAGAGGAGGAGACAGGAGTTAAAATGAGTCTATCTAGTGACAACTATGAGTTTGATGAGAACCTCCAAGAGAAGGTAGCTATGGAGCTGATAGAGCTTGGAGAGGATGAAGACATAGAAGGATATGAGTTAGTCGATGAGCGTGAGGTTGATTATGATGCTGAAGATGGCTTAGATGCGATGTTAAGCCTGGCTTCTACCGGCACGGCCCGACCAAAAGCTAAATCCGAGCAAGACGGCACAAGTAAACAGATAGGACAAGAGGGTGTATTGTTTAAGGTCCGTTATAAATATGCTCATCCGATTAAGAGTAAGAACAAGAGTCGCAAGTTCTGTAATATGATGACCTCAGCAGGCAAAGTATATCGTAAGGAAGACATCCAAGCAATGAGCAACAAACCTGTTAATCCTGGTTTTGGTGAAGGTGGAGCCTCAACGTATGATATTTGGCTCTACAAGGGGGGTCCTAGATGCCATCACGCCTGGTTCCGTAGAACGTATATGCTTAAGGACGGAAAAGAAACTGAGATTAGCACCACTAAAGCTCGTGGTAAAGGGTTTCGCGCTCCTGTGAATGAGGATGAGGTTGCTATTATACCTAACAAGATGAAGAATAAAGGGTTCAGCCCTAACAACCCGAACATACCTAAAGACGCAAGATAATGGCTACAGCTCTTTTTA